ATTAATTCTTTTTTATTATCTTTTAATGCTTTGAAAAGTTCTTCTTGTGTGGAAAACTCTTTATTTGGAAACTCTAATACTTTTATCATTTTTTGATAATTTTAGGCATTTGTTTTTCTTTATCTGATTTTAATTTCTCAATTTGTGCCTGAGTTAATTCAGTATTTTTTACTTCTTTAGTAAAATCACTTCTATAGTTAATGTATCGGCTCATAATCCTAATATTAATTTAAAATTATTACTAAATCGTTTTTGTTCTTCCTGTGTTTCGTAAATTAAAGTAGCTTGATATGCTGCCAATGTTTCTATTTTAGTTTTCATTACTAATTGCATAACTGGCAAATGATTATAAGTAGCAACCAACGACTCGTCTTTATCAATTAATCCAAAAGCACTGGCAAAACTGTTCATTGTGTTATTAGCGTCTGTTTGGATGCTGTTTTGCACATAATCTAACATTGCCTTTTCTTTATTCTCGTATGTACTTGATCCATTGCTGAAATAATTCAAAACATCCTTAGACATATCAAAAGCATTTAAACATGTTAAAGCATCACTAGAAAATTGCTCGTCTAAATACAATCTTTTCATATCACTCACTAAATGTTGAGCTTTGATATTTGCATTTGTAATTAATAATGATTTTTTGGCAATTTTAGAGAATATATCTTTACGGTCAGTATCTTGAATTTGCGCTTCGTTTCCATCGCCTTGACTTGCCATAAGATATTTTTGGCTCATCTTTAAATTTACATTTTTAGATAGTAAATTTTCTTCGATGTTTTCAATTGTTTTAGAAATTCCTTTTAAACGCGAAGGAGAACTCATTAATGAATTTAAGGCTAATCCATTGGCAAGGTCATAAGTTGGAATAATATCTTTTAGTTTGATTTCGAATGTTTGACCGTCTAATTTATAGATAATTTTCTTGTCTCCATACGCTTTTAATTCAGCTTTTGTATATATAAAAGACTTAACTTTCTCAGTATTATTTAAATCTATTTCAGAAGGAATAAGATTGAATATTGCTTTTGTGGAATTTAAAGCATCAACTTTGTAAGTGTAATTTGTTCCTGCTGCACTTAAAAACCACATTTGCTGGAAGAAAAAATCTTCTTGTGATTGAAAATAATTAGGTTGTTTGAATAATTTAATTATCTCGCTGTTTTCAATTGGTTTACCCGCGCTGTTCAAATGAGTAATTTTCATTTGAGAGTATATTTTTGAACGCAAAGCAATTATAGCAATTAACACAGGGTTTGTTAAAGATAATTCTAAATACTTTGTAGAATTTGTAAAACCATCCTGATCTAAAAAAGAATAGGTAAAAGCACCAGTGCGGTCTCTCTCCACATTAACGCTTTTACCCCATAATCCAAATAATCCCATATAATCGATGTTTCACAACATTAATAATTAAAGCAAATATAGTAATTTTTATTTAACTTAAACGAAAAACTTTAACAAACCAAGAAATAACGTATTTTGCGGCATCGAGTGAGTGGTCGTCTCCATTCTCTTCTGGCATATCCATTTGTATTCCTTGCCATATTTTCCAGGAATATTGTTCATATTCTAATTCGATATTTAAAGATTCCTTGGTATAATGAATTTTACTTTTTTGCATTGTTTCAATTCCAGCTGAAATAGATCCACTTCCTTTTTTAGCATTAATTACGTTGTAACCTGAATTTTTAAGTTTACGTGATTCCTCTTTGTTTAATTCATTTCCGCTATCACAAATAATTTGAACGTATTTTGGTATTCCCAAACTCTCAAATTCGTCCGACAGACTGCCTTTAATATCGTTTAAAGGTTTATATAATCGTTCTTTAAAGAAGTAATTCTCATCTCCATCAAATTTCATTTCTACCAAAGCGGTTGGAGCACTTAATCCAAAGTCAAGTCCGTAATATGATTGATATGGCAATTTCTCAAAGTCTGCATTTGATAACGTTTTCCATCCTTTGAATATTCGATTTGGTTTTTCAGACTTCAAACCACGACCAAAAACTAGCCAATGATATAAAGACGCGCTATTTATTGATTCATTGTAAATACACCGATTAATTTCGTTTATCTGTCTTTTTGTGAAGTCTTTTATATTTACATCAACATCATAATTTTTGCACTCTAAAGTACTTAAAATATCTTTTAAAACAACATCGCATTGCTCAACTGGTTGATAAGATTGTATTTGTATTTTTGATTCTATTGGACAAAATGGGTTGTCTTCAAATGTAGAAAATAAAGTAATTGTATTTTCTTTACGCTTTTCCTCATTTACCCAATGTGTTTGTTTTGGATTCCAATCGAATAAAATATATTTTGATGTTCTTTGAGATAATTGTTTATAAACTTCGTGAGAAAACTTATATGGTTCGTTTATCCAACATATATCTTGAGTCATGCCCATAGCATCGTCTTCATCATCTAGCCCGGTAAATCTAATAAATGAGTTATTGTGTAAAAATGTCCAAGTGTGATTGGTTTTATTTCTTAAGAAGTATTTTAAAAGACTTTCTTTTTTCAAGTAAGCGTCAAACTCAATAACGGTTATTTTTTTATTTTCTAATTCTTTTTTTCTACCCATTGGATCAGAAAGCCATTTAACCCAATCTATTTCAACAATTTCACGGCAAGATTTTTGCGTGTCTCTTAGAATTGTGCATGTTGTTAATGGGTTTTCAAATAAATCAAGGAATAAATTTTGGAAGTTGCTCCATGTTTTAGAGCTTCTTGAACTTCCCTCTTCAACTATTAACTTATAATTTCCAGATTGTGAAGCTGTCCAAATATCTTTAAATACTTTTGTGGCTAAAAAATCAATTGAATTACTCGTCATCGTTATTTTCGATTATTCTAACGTTTATTGATGATAAAGGCTCTGGTTTCTTCTGTGAATTATCTTTTTCATATCCGCCTAAGTGTTTCATAAACTTTTCAATAACATCGAGTTTGTTTAATGTTTTAATTTCTTTTGTTTCGCCAATTATTTCTTTTCCACCATATAAATGATCAGATTTCATAGAAGTAATCATTTGCCTGTGTTGTTTTGGTATATCGTGAATAGATTTAAGATTGTCGTTTTCATCGTAAAGCTCTGATATATCGAATTTTATCATATCAGTAAGAACTGATAAAACATCATCAATCCTTATTTTATTACGTTCTTTTATTTCGTTTTGTAATTCTTCTATTCGTAGGGTAATAATAGGGTTTTTAAACAACTCCTGAGCAGCTACATTAACAGAATTTGCGCCCATTGAATCAGCATCATAAGCGATTCTATATGCTTCATTTTTATTGCTGTTTTCAATATACGCTTGACAAAATGCCTCTTGTTTTTCAGTTAGTGCCATTGCTTTTTCGGTTAGTCATCAATTCATTTATAAACAAAACAATTTCTTCTAAACATTTAGCATCAAATATAGTTTCGTTGCTTGGTTTAAAAACATATCTTCTCCATCCAGAATACCAAGATATAAAACCTAAAATATACCCGTCATTAGACTCAATTGAAAAAACCTTTGTTTTGCCCGTATCTTTTATTTCTAAAAATTTAATATATGCCATAAGTCCAAATTTACAAAATTAATTCAAACTAACATCAACTATCTCCATATTTTCGTTGTATTCACATATTTTTTCTCCTAATACGGTAAAAAATTGAAATGATACATTGCATATTTCTTCTGCTTATTGCCAATTATTTGCTATAATATTTTGACCAATGAATTGTTTTAACAAGCCATCAGTGTTGTCGATGGCTTGTAAGGCTGTTAAGTATGTTTTCATAATTTTTCAATTTCTTGTTTTACTTCTAATAAATATTGTAGCTTTTTATCTTGGTCGTCTTGACATTCGCTACAATAATTTCCGTGAAATTCAATCATTTCACCAACTGCTATTAAAGCACATTGAATTGCCATATCTGAATCTATTTTCCCGTGAACGTAATACATTTTATTTGCCAATTCTAATGCTTTTTCTTTCGCTTCCATAATTAAATAATTTTCATTCCTAAACGTTCCTCAGCTTCTTGTTTTGTGATTGTTGGGATAATTTTAGCCCAGATTCCATTTTTAAATACCAAATTCGCACGTCCTTTATTTCCGTGCCATAATCCATTATTTTCAAAGAAGAAATTATTTTCTACTTTATTTTCAGTAATTTGCGGCATATCCAAACATTTATAATTACCATTCTTAAACCCTCTCCTAACCGATTCTTTTTCTAAAGCGTCTTTAATTTCTTGTGGTGTGGCTGGTTCTACTCCAATACTACTATTCCAAAACCAATTATTATCATTTTTCCAAACACCTCTTAAAAAACCATAAACGTTGCCATTTTTTTGATAATTAAATAATGTATTATTATATTTATACCATCTTCCATCCACTAATTCAGTTTCAAACACCTCTGGAAATACTTCTTTCAAAGTAATTCCCGCATTTTCTTTAATAAATTTCTTTGTTAGTTTCATTTTATTGTATTTTTATAGATTTAACTCTCCACTGTCCAATAGTTCCATTATGCTTATAATCGTCTTTATGCCACCAAACACAATGCACCTCATTGGTTTCTGTATTATTTATAATTCTTAAAAACATATAATCATCTTGAAAACTAAAAACATTATTGAAATACGCTATTAAATATCCTGATTTCATATCACTTCTATTTTTATAATTAATCCATCCTCTTTAGCCAACTGTTCCAAACGCTGCAATGATATAATTCTAGTGCCGTTTAACCAACGATCTAATGTCCTTTGTAGTAGATTATGTTTTGACATATAATCTTTCTTTGTAAGCCCTGATTTTTGGATTAGGAGTTTTAGTGTGGTTTGGTTTGTTGTCATAGTTTTATTTTTTCAGCAATTTCTAAAGCGTGTTTAGCTTTTTCAATCATATATCCATTGATTAATATTTGACGTTTCTTTCTTAAAATAAAACTATGTAGTGCGTTTTTTTGTCTTCGTAAGCGAATCTTTTGCCATTGCTGCCTTTCAAAACAAATCTGTTTTTTAGTTGGTTTTTTCTAATAAAGAAACCACATTTAGTTTCTTTGATAACCGTATATTCTAAAACGGTTAATCTAGTGCTTTCGGAATAATCTTCAAAATGACATTCTTCTGAATATCTATAAAGTGTTTTCATAATTTCTATTTTTCTTCAAAGATACAACTAATTTCAATATAAAAGACCGTTTAGGACTTAATACATATTCATTCTAAACAACTCCTCCTGTAATTCCTTCCCTTTCTCATAATCCCCAATCTTAAAAGCTTCTTTAATTTCTATTTTTAATTGTTCTGGGCGTGATGCAATGGGTTTATATTGGTCGCATTTAGGTAACGATCCTTTTTTACAACTTTTTTGGCAATGTTTACAAATTATCATTTACTATATTTTTAAATTCTTCCAAACTTCTAACTAAATAATAATCAAATCCAAGTAAAGAAACTTTATTTTCAAATACTTTTTGTACTTCGCTTTGGATTCCTTTTTCGACTTTTACCTCAATAAAAATGCATTTATTATTTAGTAAAATAATCAAATCCGAAACCCCAGCCATTTGCCCGGTAAGTTTTAAATTTTTGGCCTCGAGAATATTTCTAGATCCACCGTTTGGAACTGCAAAAATTAAACCTTTGCCATTAATTTGGTATTCGTTTTTAAACCAAATTATCATTTTTTGTTGTAATTGTGATTCTGTCATAGGTAATGTTTTTAGGGGTAATATTTTTATTTTAAAAGAGTTTAGAAAAAATATAAAAATTCATAATATGCGTAATATATGTAAAATTAAATTATTTGTAGAAGTTTATAATAAATTTACCTTACCTTATTACCTTTGGGTTTAAGTCTTATTGTCATTTGGCTTAGGAGGTAATATTTTTTTATTACCTTTTTCTTACCTTATTACCTTTTCGGCTAAAAAGGTGGTTCATTACTTACATTTTGATTAAATACAGGTTCGCAAAATAATTTTAAACCGAAAACTACTTTTCCATTTCTTTTATAAGATTTGTAAATTATTTTGTTTTTTGTAAGTATATCCTTAACATCATATTTTGAAATATTAAAAGACATTACCGCATTTAACTTGTGTAAAATTTGCCCTTGGTTTAAAATTTGTTCCTCGGTGTGCTTTCCGTTTTCTTCCAAAGAGTAGGTATCAAAAAATACCTCTTCTACTGGCATAACTTCAAGGTTAAACGACGTATTGCTTTTTAAATATTCAATATCTTCACTACTATATATTTTCCAATCAAAATCTTTACGGTACAAATCAAAAACTTCTCGCCAAAGATCATCCGTATTAATTTTTATCATTCGATCATAATCGATACTTTCAACGTTAATAGGTAAAATACGTCTATTTCCGGTAACATCTTTTAAAACATCACGCTCATTACTTGTTCCACATAAAGAGGCTTTACGTTTCATTTTTGAATAAAAAGCGGAATAAGGCAAGCGTATGTCAATTTGGTTTGCATCGGCTATTTTTTTGAAGTCTTTCACATCTTTTGTGGCTAAACCTCCAAATTCATCATCTAACACTAAAAGTCCCTTTACAAGATTGTAAATACTGTCTTTATCTTTTGCATCAATTCGGTGCTCAATTAGATATTTTCTTAAATCTTTTGGCAATAAGTTTCTAAAAAAAGAAGTCTTTCCGGTACCTTGTTTTTGTCCACAAAGAACAAGTGTCAATGGGCTTACTTTTGTTTCGTGGTGTGGACTAATCCAATTATGAACTGAACCAATAAGCCACTTTTTAAAAGCCCAACGATTATAATCTGAATTTGGATAAATGCAATCTGCATATTTTTCGATATTTCCAGTTTCAAACTCTTTATTGCTGAAAAATTCATTTAATGGATTAATAACCTGAGTTGCCTCGCTGTTTATCATATCGCGAACGTCTGATTTATTCACGTTAAAATCAAGGCAGTTTTTAGCAGAAAAGTAAATTGAATTTAATTTTATGTCATCTAAAATTTTATCGTTTATAAAAATTTCATTAGTGATTGAATCCCTGTATGGGTTGTAATTTTCGTGAATAAAGTTTTTTAATTGATTTACTTCGGTTTCTTCGCTCTCAACTTGTAAATCAATCTTTGAATTAATAATATCTAAAATTAATTCATCTGTTGGGGTTTCTAATTTTAAAACCTCAGTAATATGTTTTTTTACACTTTCAATTGTAGGTGTGCCCTGTGTTTTTTGCATTGCCACAGTAGCAATAGTTTTCTTTGTAAGCTCAGAATAAACTTCTATTCCTTCGATTTTTACGTAATGATAAAATGTACCTATTGTAATATTTCCACCTTTGCAAAAGTTTTTATAATGTTTTTCAATATCTTTTTCTACATATTTAGATCCATTTTGACAAATTGCCTTAAAATAATTTAATCCAGAATCACCAAACTTTGAGCCTATTGCAAAACCAATGTCGCAATATCTTTTATAGTCATCTTGGCAAAGATCAATTCCTTTTAATTTATCTATAATTTGACTAAAATCATCCTTAACAAAAATAAAATCTTTCTTTACTATCTTTTTTTCTTTTGTTTTTGCAATAAATTTAACCGCTTTTTCATTTTGAAAAATATACGGGTCATAAGATAAAAAACGCAAACGGTTTTTATTTTTACAACTTTGATCAATCATAATATTGAAGGTGTCCCAGTAATATTGTCCAATTTCGTTAAAAGATTCTAAAAATTTGTTAGGATTAATTTTTATAAATACACAAAGCCCATCACCTCCAAAAGAACGATGAGAAACAAAAGTATATTTATCCTCATTAATTTTATTTAACAATTGTAAATCTACATCGTCATCAATATCAACTACAATTAAACCATTCAACTCTAAAATATTTGAAGCATTTTTACTGCCTTGGTTCATAACTGCCGAACCCGTTATAACTGGCATTTGGTTTTTGAGTTCTTTGTATTTCTGAACGTCTTTTTTAACTGATCTAGCTGTTAAAACTAAATCCTGATATTTCCCGTTTTTAACAATATCAATATAATTTTCTAAATCAATATCAGTTTTGTTGAGGTCTTTTATATTTTGGTAAAAGCTAAATTTCATATTTTTTCTTTTTAGTATCGATTAATATTTTTTCGCAAACGGTATTGTATTTTGTGTGTTTTCCATCTTTCAAAATTGATCCTAATATTTTAAAAAATAACGGCCTTAAAAATTTATTAAATCTCATTTGGAAATTGCCTTTATTTTCGTGCCATAGAAAGTCATTAAATGGGAGGTCTAATTTACATAAAAAAGTAATCCACTTCATTCTTAAAATCTTTAATGTTTCAAATTTAGAATGACCCTTAATAATGTGAAATTCTAAATCTAAAGTAGGAGGTAATATTTTATTTTTTTGTCCTTTAATTACAAACTCCTTTTGTTCCTGTTCTTCCGGGGGTTCTTTTTCTGGAATTTCACACCCGCAATTTGGACAAACTTTTTCTTTTTTCTCAAAATTAAAACCACATTCCTCACATTCGTAAATATCTTTTAAATATGATTTCCTTTGCTTGTCAAAAAATATTTTTTTCCAATCCCTATCAAAACTAAAAATTCCGTGCTCTTCATTATTATTCCCTCCATCGATTAATAAAAAATAAGGCTTTTCTATTTTTGAAGTTTTACGCGCGCCACGCCCAGCAATTTGAATCCATAAAGAAAGGCTTTTAGTTGCTCGAGCCATTAAAATAACCTCAACATCGCAAACATCAAAACCCTTTGTGAAACATCCGGTATTAATCAAAAGTGCGTCTGGCGTAGTTCTAAACCATTCTACAATATCATCACGCTCGTTTGGATTATTGTTTACCGAATCATAAGTTTTAACATTTTTATCCTTAAATAATTCTGCATAAATAGCATTCGTTTCAGTTGACGACGTAAAAAGTAATGTCTTTTTACCGTCGCATAATTTATCAAAAGTTTTGCGAAGTGCATTTTTATAAGTTTCACTTTGAAATACTTCTTTTAAACTTGATGCTGTAAATTCTCCACTTGCATCTGTTTTTAATCCGGAACTATCAAAATCAATGTATTCGTTTTTTTCTGGAATAAGATAGCCGTGTTCCATTAACCAACTTATAGGTTTGCCACATACAATATCATCATACCATTGTGACATTGTTTCAACTTCGCTATATTCGTAATCTACTTTATTTCGTTTCAATCTTACTGGAGTGGCTGTAAATCCAATTCGTTTACAGTTTGGCAAAAATTTAAATAGTTTATTGAACTCCCAAATATGGCATTCATCAATGATACAATATTGAAACAAAGGCATTTTTTTACGTCTGTTCCATAGGCTTTTTACCATTGCAACAATTATTTTGTTTTCTGGTATTTTTGTATTACCTGCCAAAATACAACCAACGTCCAACCCTTGTTTTTTAAAAGTATCAAAAGTTTGATTTACAAGATCAATACTATCAACTAAAATTAAAGTCTTTGAATCTAATATTTTAACCAGTTCTGTAAATACTACAGTTTTTCCTCCTCCAGTACTTAACTGGCAACAAACAGAATCTACTTCTTTAATTTTTAAAAGTATTTCGTCAAGAAATTCTTTTTGATGTGGGTAAAGTGTTTTTTTCATAAAATAAAAATGCCCTACGAATTGGAAGTGGAGTTCCGCATCGTAAGGCTTTTTAAAAATTTCTTTCAGTATCTTAGTGCTCCACCAATAAGATAAGCAAATATACAAAAATTTATTCTAATCTATCTATTATTACATTATTTTCTTCAAGAATTTCAGAAATAATATTAAAAACTAAATCTAAAGCTCCGTTATCATCTTCTTCTATCTGGAATTCTACTTTCTTTTTTAGGTTTTTAGATATTTCAAATAAAGAATTATACATTCCATTAGAATTATTAAAAAGATTATAATCTCTTAAATCATTATCTTTATCTAAATCAAATTCAATCGTTACTTTTGCCATTTGTTATTTTTTTTAAATAGTTAAAAATACTTTCTTGAGATACTCCCCAATACATTTCACAATCTCCATTTCCATCAAGTGGAGGTTCTGTAAAATATGATTGTCTAAATTCGTTAGGCTTATCTAAAAACCTATTACAAGACTCTTTAACCTTGCAATTAATTCCGGTACATTTTGTTATATCTCCCATAATATTATTTTGTTACATTTTCTTAAAAATATAATTATTTATTCCCTTTTGATTTTCAAAATAATTGAAATGCGTAAAACAACTTAATGTATTTTTAAAGTTAGTTTTAACCCAATCTGACGGTAAACTAAACGCTCCAAAATTCTGATATTCAAACGCGGTACTACTTGTAAAATCAAACATTAACTGGTGCGAATCTCCTTTACTAAATTCTATTTGGTATTTATATAATTTGTATTCATCAATGTAATTCTTTATTTTTTCTATTTGTGGTGAATCTAAAATAGGCTTAAATCCAAATTTTAAACTCTTATCGTCTTTTCCATGTGTCAATATGAAACAACGGTTTTTAACTATGTAATGGTCAATGAATTTTCGTTGGTTAATTACCTCTATTTTATTCGGATATTTAAGCTCTATATAGGCTTTAAATGCGCTGTTAACTATATACCCAAAACTACCCGCGTGATTGTCATTACATATATTAACGAATTGTATCTTGTCAAAGTGCTTAACTAAATTATCTACTAATGCAATCTTGAATTTCAATCCTACATCAAACATTTCTTGGTTATCCATGTTCTGCGGAAGTTTATGACCTCCTCTTGTCGTTTCTCCGTCCCATCCGTCAACATAGTCTCCTAATTCGTGAATTAATAGCATATTTGATTTCTTATTTTCAAGTGTGTGTTTAATTAATTCTCTAAGTCTTTCGAACAAAACCTTCTCGTTCCACTCTCCGTCATATAGAGCGTACCCATCTTTATTTACATCCATTCCTATGTGAATGTCAGTAATTACCAATCTGTCAAATAAAGCTTGACTTGATCGGTTACTTTCCAAGCCTAAAAATATAGGCTCAACTTTATCCTTAAATATAGACAAAAAGTCAATTTCTTTAACAATTTTATCTTCTTCAACTTGCGGAACGTAATTTGGATTTACAACAAAACCGCTTACCCCACTACCATCTTTGTTTTTTGTTTTTATCCAAAGGTTTTTAGCTGACGTAAAATCTACATTTATGCTTTCGCAAGCGTCATAAATCCCTTCATTTGTATCTAATAATCGGCTTTTATTCCTTTTTATATATCTTGAAAACTGCTTTCTTTCTGTATTTACCCCTAATTTTTTTACTACTTCTATTGCCTCTATTTCATTATTTTCGTTTAATATTTTTGTAATTTTGTCATCATAACAATTCCATTGTGAACTTTTTCTTTGATTTGACATATTTTTTTTGTTTAAGTTTAATTATTTTTAAATAAAAAATAGCACGCAAAATTAATCACGTGCTTTTTATTTTTATTTAATACTCCAACCTTGAATAGTATTGAAATAAACGGTTTCACCTTGTGGGTTTTGCCACTCATTACCCCGTAAATTTATACCAATCGTTACGTCCTGACCAACTGCATATTTGTCAAGTAGTTCACATTTATCTTTTACAAATTGGATTAAAATGTGTTGTGGGTAAGACTCGTCTGTGATAACTACTAAGTCACGCTTTTTGAAGTTGTTCGATCCTACTTCTTTTGTGACATCGATAAATTTAATTTTTCCTGTGATTTCCATAATTTTAAAATTTTAATTGTTCTATTTTTTCGTCTATTTGTATTTGTAATTCTTTAGCATTTGATTTAGCTAATTTAACCCATTCTTTTATGGTTCGAATGTCTTTAATTTCACAAACATAATCTTTAATTCCTAACCCCCTATCCTCTTTAATTTTGCCCTTATAAGTTATGCCTAAATCAATTAAACTATCTATATTTAATTCTTTTACAAAAATAGACTTGAAATTATTCTCTGGTCTGTAACTACAAAAGTAATGCTTTTCTAATTTAGGATTAACCGTAAAATAATGAAGGCATTGGTGTATATTATCGCTTGGAATTTCATTTGATAATATAGTTTTTAAATGTTTTTTTGCAGCAGGACATTTAATTTCAGCGCTTATTGTTTCGCATTCTGTTATCCCATCAGGTGAAATGCCTAACAACGGTATTTCTTCACATTGCAGCCATCCAACTTCTTTAAGTTCGATTCCTAAATAAGCATTCAAAGCTTTGCGTGCCTCTGGCTCTTTTTCTTTGCCTTGCATCATTTCAAAAGAAATATAGTTATCTGAAACATTAAAATCCTCTACCAATTCAGATAATATTTCTTCTAATAATGTGTCTGATTTTACAAACAACCCACTTGACCTTGTGCCGCCAATTTTAGCCCATCTAATATACAGCCATTCATCAGTTCCCTGTTCGACGTTAATTATTTTCATAGTATTTATATTTTGTTTTATTTTCATGAGATCCGTTTAATTGATTTCTTAAGGTATTATAATTCATTCCTATTTCTTTTGATAAAGATTTAGCAGATATGTGTATTTCGTTTGTGTCTGTATTTATTACTTTTTTACGCTTACTGACCCCCATCTTATTTTTTGTTTCGTTAGATAAAATTCTACCTAAACATATTTTATGTCCTTTTTTAAAAGGAGACATCTTATTTAAACTTTCTTTTGTGTGCTTTTTGCCAAAAAATGGGTTTAATTCTCCAAACTTACCAAACATTGGATTTTTATTTCCAGTCATATTTTTAGATTTTTTTAAACAAGTTTCTGAAGATTGCTTTTTACCTTTTCTGATAATTGACATTTTTAGCTTCGTTTCTTTACTTAACGATCCTTTTCTATCGATACTTTTTGTCAGCTTACAGTTTAATCCAGTTTCAACACAATTAAACAAGTCTTGAAAATATCTTTCTTTTTCATTTAGTTCTGACGTTTCGCATTCACATAATACTTCAAACTTATGATTGCTAAATCCATATTTTTTTAATGAATTAAATAATCTAACTTGTTGTTTTGAATGTCCGTTTTTATAGTACATAAGTCTTTTTTCAATATCAATGCTTTGTCCAATATAAACGCGATTTGACGGACTTGTAATTTTATAAATTCCTATCATAAAAAGTAAATTCCCCTTCAATTATACCGCCAAGTGATAAAAGAAAGGGAATTGTTAAGTTCTTAATCTTGGCGGATTTACAGTAAATATACGAATATTATTTCTATTTTAAATCAGTTTTAAGTTTTTCTTTTAAAGCCATTGCAGTTGGTAAATTCTTTTCATTTGCGTTTAATTTACCCCAATTAGTTTGAAGTTCCGCAATAGTAGCTGAAGCATTTAAAATAGCTAATGCGTTCACGTCACTAATAACCATTTTAACAACTGGCTTAACTTTAATTCCTCCAGTAACCTTACCCATCATTTTAATGCTTGGATCAAAATATAAGTCAATTTGTAACCCTTTCCAATTTGGTAACATTCTACTTTCTGCAGCAGTGCATCCAAGTTTTTCTTTTACGATGTCGTTTATTATTTTACGATTTCCAGAATTAGCCACCATTGGCTTAACATCTTCTACAAATTCTATAAAATAACCATTTGTTTTGTTTCCTGATACATCAACATTTGTATCGTAATACGCTTCTTTAATCGTTAAAATACAATTGCCTTTATCAGTAACAATTGCATCAACATCGATACCCGCTAAATGCGTAGATTTTCGATATTTCATACTGTCAATTTCTGTTTCCTTCATAATTCCTAAAATTTAAAAATCCCTTCCAACAACATACGAGGTCAGTCGTAAGGTCAGAAGGGAATCAATGATTTTTTAGTTTAGGATTTCTGACCAAATCCGTTTAACGTTTTGTAAATGTAGTGATAAAAGTATTTAGAATTAAATTAAATTACATCTCTGGATTAAAATATTTTCTAACAATCGTATCAATTTTATTTGTCATTTCAACAAAATAAGTAGTCTTTTGAATTGTGTACGTATTAGCACATTCATTGTTCAGTATTTCGCAAAACTCGCTAAGATTGTCTTTTAAGAATTGCATTCGTGGTGTTGTTACTTTTAGATCGTCTAAATTATCCTGTAAAAGTGACATTATCGCATAGAATTTATGCATGTTTATTTTTTGCTTTTTGTTCATCTTAAAATAGTGTTGAATGTGTTTTATTAATTAATGTTTTTGCAAATCCAAATTCTTCAATATCACTTAATTTTTGATATTCCTCATTTATCCAATTTTCAGCAGCTTTATGAAACGGTTTTTTTATTTCAAATCCAAAACCCTTTCTTTTTAATTCTTGTGCAGCAATTAATGTCGAACCACTTCCGCAACAAGGATCAATAACTACATCGCCCTCGTCTGTAAAAATTTCGATTAATCTTTTTAATAACTGTACAGGCTTTTGTGTTGGGTGAATTTTTTCACTTTCATTATCTCTAGGCCAATCCATACAATTAAAAATCATTTTGCCTTTATTTCTGAACTTTGGTAATTTTTCACGATAAAATATAAGCGCATATTCACAATTTCCTACAACTTTCATATTTGCTTTTAAAACTTGTGCAGAAAAGTTTTTACGAAAAACTAAATTTATGTAGTTGTTAAGACCGTATCTTTTTGCTAATTGTATCAAATCCATTTGTTGGTCAAATGCGCAAAATACAATCATACAAGGGCTGTCTCCTTTTTGCCTTGCTTCACCTTCAACTTTTACCGTTTTCTTTTCAGGTTTAAGCATAGTTGAGCAAAAGTGCATAAATTCAGCAGGCCTAAAATCTTCGTCCGTATCAAAAAAACTTTTTCCAGCCAATGCGCTTTCTCCGTTTGAATTATCTCCGTCTTTGTACCATGCAGGATTAGAAGCATATGCATTATTTCCAAGATTATAAGGAATATCGGCAATAATTAATTGCGCTTTTGGAATTGCATAAGTTTTAAAATTCTGAAAATGATTATTAAATATTTGTGCTTTTTTCATCTTGTATAAGTTTCTTTTTTAAATTTTCTAAATGAGTCGTAATCCGGTGCTTCTTTTTTATTCATTGAGCTTTCTAAAATAACTACATTACATTTACGTTCAAAATATAGTACTTTATGAATTAAATCTATTTGTATTTGAGCGTATAATCTATATCTTTCATGCTCCTTATAACTTACCGGGGTTATTCTATTTGCAATAATTATAGAATAAACATCTCTATAAGTTACCCCTGCCTCTTTAGCTATTTGACTTATTGTTTTCATTGATGTAATATTTTATTTCTTTTTCCAACTCCTCTAAACATTCGTGTAACGCTTCGTTTTCTTCGTTGAGTTCCATTCCTATTTCAAAGGAAATATATAGCGCAATTAAGGCTAAAAACAGGAATATTGAAAGTATTAACGTGGCTAGCAGAATCATAATTTATAAAGTTTTTTTAATTGTATTAATACCATATTTGGAGATGTTTCAAATTCTAAAATAATTGCTTTTGTTTTGTTTATTTTAGATAGCAGTTCTTGATTCCATTCTTGTTGTGCTTCAAGTTCTGTTTGTGGCTCGCATTCTATTTCTTCGATGTTTGTTGGATTGTCATTTCTGAATGTTCCTTGGATGTAGTCGTCTGGATTCATTTTGTAGTTTTTAAAAGTTCGATAAATTCTGATTCGGTTATTTTTAAATATTCCTTTTTTTCTTTATCTGTAATTATACAAATAAAAAATTCTTTTGAAGTCATCATAAACACATTTTGTTCAATGCAAAAAACAAAAGCCGTACTATTATTCCAAATCGGCAATCCATTATCAATACATAATTGTTTCATTCTATCGCATTGTTCCTGCGATTCCATCGCTACGTAAGTGTTGTATATTGTTTTCATAATTTCTATTTATTTAAAGCTATTTTTCTTAATGTCGGTATCATTAATTCCGGAACATTTACGTATTTATTTTTTATAGTGTCACGCATCCAAGCGTAAAATCTTTCTGTATTACTCATATCTTTTCAAAATTAATTATTACGTTCATTCCGTTTTCTTTAGCTTTTTGTTGCAAAGCTTCGATTTCTTTTTGATAGTTTGGTTTTGGTTTAAGCCGGTATTCAACATCGTCTCTACAATCTAACCATCCGTTGCCCCAATCTATTTGCAATTCACTTCCCTTCCAAACTTTCTCTGCTTCAATATCACACGCTTGTAAAAATATGTTTGCGTCGAATGTTTCGTATACCTCGTGTTTTTCCATTAGTTTATAAGGAATTCCAGTATTTGTAACAAGTTCTTTTTTATTATAATAAAAATTACATACATAAGGATATTTTACAAAGCTCTCTATATTTGAAGCTTCTATTTTATCCTTGATGCTATCAAATTGTTCCTGTGTGCATTTCATTGCGATTGGTCTCATAGTTGTTTTTGTTTTAAATTTCTATGGTGTAAAAGTAATATAAAAAACAATACAAATTACACACTATACTAATTTATATTAATTCTAAATTACACACGTTTGTGTTTTATATTACATAATTAACTATCTTTGCTTTTGTAAAACTAAAACAAATGAACAAAAAAGCAAAAGGCAGGCCAGCTACAGGTAGAAAAAGATACAATATAATGTGTCATCCGTGTAGAATTTTAGAAGTTAGAGAATATATTAAGAAATTAAAACCAAAAAAAATATGAGTAAATTTAATAAAGTTTGTGGAGTTTATAAAATCACAAATCCAATAGGAGAAATATATATTGGTAAAAGTTTTGATATTGAAAAAAGATTTGAAAACCATAAAAAGTGCATATCTTCTAATAAAAATCTTTCTATATCGATAAAAAAATATGGTTTTGACAATCATATTTTTGAAATATTAGAAAAATGTTTGCCACAAATAGCTTTTGAAAGAGAAAGATTTCACATTTTATTTTATAATGAAAATCACATTTTATTTAATTCAGCAATACCAAGTAGAGTTGATTGCGCATATAAAAAAGAGCGTGTTTTTAGTGAAAATCTTTATGACAATCCAATAAAAACAGTATTAGAAAAAGCAAAAATTACTCAAAAAGAGTATTGCGAAAAAACAAAAGTAAGACAATCTACTATGTCGCATCGAATGAATAACGATGTTCACGGATCAATTGAATGGAGTATAGAAGTTGCAAAAGAATTAAATATTAGAAGTTATAAAATAGTAGGTGACGGGTATGAGGTTAGGGTAAAAATTAAATAAGTTGCTCGAAGCTGACGCATAACGGAGTTGCTACACGACGGCAGCCTATGTATAAGCGAGATTTTGGCTGCTGGCTTGTAGCTGTTGTTATGCCTAGTACGGCAAAAGTAAATATTAACGATAAAAAAATGGAAAATAAAATAAAATTAAAAATAGAAAGGCTTATACGTGTGCAGAAAGAGCAATCAGAAGAATTTGAAAAATATTCAGATTTTTATACAAAAGATTTTATGCAAAAACAAGGTAATTTAATAAACGATAAGATAAAATTACTTCAATCTGATTTGCAATCGTAGTATTAGGCATGACGTCTCGCGGCTTTGTGATGTTGCCGAGAAAGTACAAGAACGTTTTACCGACGGCGGCAATACGATAAACACAAAACAATAATAACCAAAGCCTAATACGGCAATAGCTCAAAACCGCTGTTATCAGCATACCACTAAACACGATTTTTTAACAATTTAAATTATAAATAAAATGGGATCACCAACATTGAAAGAAGTAAGGGAATATTTTAAAAATGCAGAAACCGTAATAACTGAATTTGGCGCGGTTGTGGAAATGGAAAATGTAGTTTTCGGACATTTTACAGAAACATTTATGCTTGAAAAAAAAGGGAATACAGTTTGGTCTCCAAGAGGGGGTTATGCCGAGATTTTAACAAATAAAATTGAACATAATGCTTAGTGACTCCAACGGTTGCTGATAACTACTTGCTAACCGCTAAAAATGTATTACAAAATGGCTAAAATACTAACAAAAACAAAGGTTATTCGTATTTCAGAAACGCAACATAAAACACTTCAAAAAATGAAGTCATATAACATAGGTGTAGGTAAATTTATTCGTGATGCAATAAGTGAAAAAATAAAACTAGAATATCAGGAACTAATTCCGAAACAACAAAAATTTAAAATACCATTTTAATTATGAAAAAACTATTATTACTATTGCTTTTTACAGTAATATCAAACGCACAAGACCGTTATTCAATTCAAATCGTAACCGATAACGTGATATTTCAAAAGCATATTTTGTATGCAGGAATTGAATTTCAAGCAGAATTTAGCAATCACATTTATATTCGTCCGCAAATTCATTATGCAGCGTTAAAGGACGGTTATTTAGAGACATCATCCGGTATAGGCTACAATGTGTCGTTTAACCGATGGAATTATAAAGCAGGTGTTAAATTAGGAGTTATTAATCGAGCCGCAACTTATCCGTTATTAGCCGTTGAAGGTGCTATTGAGTATCATTTTACAGATAAATTCGGTATTGGTTTACTCGGATCTTATGACAAACGCGGAGATGCGGAGTTTTACGATGGTCAAGATTATGTTTACAATTCGCAATTTTATATTAAATTTGTATTATGAAAAAGACTTTAGAATTAAAAGCATACAAATGCATATTTCCAGATTTCTTTATTGATGCATACAATCATTATATGTGGCAGGATGATAAACAATTTGAAGTTATCTATGGTAAAAATCAAAAAGAAGCTGTTAAAGAAAAATGTACAAATGATGAATCTTATACTTTTTGGGAGTTGAAACAACATATTAAAACTAGAAGGTTTCCTGAAAGAGATTTATACAGTCAAGAAAAAAGCGAACTTCTTAATGATTTATCAGAAAAAGAAATAAATCATTTAACGCATTCTTTAGGCGTAAGAATAGGAGATTATTGCCCTGATGAATTTTATAGAAATTATAGTTCATACAGTGAAAAACACGAAAGATGTGAAAAATTAGTTTCGCTTGGATTAATGGAGAATTACAAAAGATTCAATAGTCAGGTCTATAGTGTTACCAAAAATGGAATTGAAGCTGTAAAGACATTATTATTAATCACTAAACCCTAAAACTAGGCAACTTAAACCAAGCCAGCACACCAATAATTAAAACCAAAAATAAACCGATGTATAGTAATGTATTATCGGTTTTTTTAGTTTTCTTTATTTTTTCAATTGTAATCGTTTTTAAAATATCTCTAGTTTTCCACTTTTCAATAACCGTACTTTTATCATTTGAAATAATCGCATTTTCAAACTTCTTTCCGCCTAAAATCATTGGCTTTGAATTGTCAAAAGGACGGTAAATAAAAGAATTTCCCAATACTATCTTTTCACCTTGTTTATATTCATTCTTAATAACAATGTTTTCGAGCTGTTGCGTGTCAGTATTTCGTGTTCCTCCGCAGCTAATCAGGAATAGCGATAGGAATATTAATAAGTTTTTCATTTTTATTTCAAAGATAATAAAAAACCCTATACAAAAAGTATCGGGTTTAGTTTTTCTGAATTTAAAGATAGCTACTTCATAAGTTCTAATGTTTTAGTTAATTTCTTCGTGACTGTAAACATACAACTTATTTTATTAAGAAACAATATAAATAATTATTAATATCGCTAAAATTATAGAAGTTTCAAGAGTGTGTTTTCGGATCATAAAATTAAAGTTTACCGAAATATTGCATTACTTCGCTACATCTTCTGCCTAATAGCTCTATATCTTTTACCCACATCATAATTGCAGCCGCTATGTTGTGATTGCTTGGATTTTCATTTACAAGTCTTAAAATGGTACTATTTGAAAATCCATTAATTCCAATATTATAGGCAATCGAAACTAAAGCATTAAATTGATTTTGATTTAGTTTTGATTTAACCAATCTACTAACATTAAGCGCAAAACTATCTGCTGTTATTTTAGATAGATTCTTAGCCTCAATTAAAGTTAATGGCTTGTCCTGCATAGTTACTTTTTTGCCGTTAGCGTAGTAAGTATTACCCATTGCAATAGTTGGAACTCCTTTAGTATCTAAATAAGGCTTTAACTTCAATCCCTCTCGGTTATGAAGTGCTGCATATCCTTTTTCGTCTAGTATCATTTTCTTCTAATTTTTAAAATTGTATCAAAAAATCCGTCAATAATTGCCATTAAAAATAAATCAACATTCAATTTGTAAATAATAAAATCCCCTATTTTTTCTGATGTTATAGCTACTAACGCAATAATTATAGGTACATTTTCAGGCGAACAATTTTTCATTACTAAATCACTTGATAAATAAGCCCCAGTTACCCCTATAAGCATTGAAGCAAACACGTTGAAAAATGTTATTTTAGTTTTATTTTTTTTCATTTCGATTGCTATTTTTACACCTACAGCCAAAAAAGCGGGAAAGATAATTTTCGTTAAAAAAATATAAAATTCATTGTTTGCAAATCTTTCTGGCATAATACAAAATAGGTATAATTAGAGTAAATAAAATTTCATTTAGCCCGTAAATTGTCGGTTCAAAAAATAATTCGTCTAACAAATTATTAGCCGCTATACAAAGTAAGAAAAAAGAAATGAATAATTTGCTATTTTGTATGAAAATAACCGTTGAAATTATCATAAAAAATACAGCTATACCAATGTAGAAACTGCCTTTTGGTAAATAATGCCATAATTGAAAGGTAGCTAGCGAAATAATCGTAGCTACCCATAATAATTTATTAACGGTCATTTGGTCTATCGCCAATTAATTCGTTATCTGATGCTGTGATGTTTTTAGGTTCAATTTTCTTCGAATCCTTAACCAATGCGGTTACTAGAATCCAAGCCAACGAACCAAACAAAGTCCATCCCGTTTTATCTGTAAAATACCCGGCCGTATAAGCCTGAATAAGTGAATCAATTGCAAATGGCAATCCAGTAAGCAATCCTGCTAATGTTGTTTTCCAATCTTTCATAATCTATTTAGTTTTAAAGTTTCTAATGTAATTTCTTCTAAATAAGTGTTATCGTCTCCCCATTTAGAATACTGTTCCTCTGTTAATTGAATGACACCGGTTGCAAGGTCTTTGAAGTCATCGGTTAAAATTCTCCAATTTAATGCACATGTTTTGTCCTGCGTGTTTGAAATTGTGACACCTACTAGCAATTGAGTGCCGTTTTGTTCTGGAATCCCAAGTGGGATAGGTTGTATTTTTATCATGTTACCAAGTTTTGCGCCCTAAGGCCGTTTCGAATGCGTCTATAATTGTGTGAAATGTTACTACTTCTGTATCGCTTAATCCTTCATGCATTGCTGTAAATTGTATACGTTGTTTTGAGTTTCCGTAAGCGCTTCCATTTAGATTCATAGCCCCTATCCATACATTTAAAGTAGATAAAGCTCCACCACCTGTGCCAGTGGCTATTACGCTTCCGTTTTTAAAAAGCTTATGAGTTGATGTAGCTGTTTTAGTTCCTGTAAAAATACCTTGTGAATTTGTGGCTCCGGCAGTTATCGCTGAGGAATCCCAACTATTCAAACCAGTTTTGGATTGATTGCTAACATTATATTTTACAGAGACGGAAGATGATTGATTTCCATTATTATAATTACCTATATCTGCGGTATTGGTTGTAACTGAATTATTTGTCCCTGAAGTAATTGTCAGGCCGTTACTATTTAAAGTTTGATTCGTGCTAGTTACAAAGTAAGTATTAGCGTATGACGCTCCATCTGTCTGATAGCCTGAATTTGAAAATGTGGCTGCTCCGGTAAATACTAGTCTAAACGCTGCGTCAGTATCTAGTGGATTTTTCGCGTTCCACTTGTGTTGCGTTGATGTCGTGCCTAAAAATGGGTAAAATGCTTGTATTTTTTGATATAAATTAGCTCCTTTTAAGCCGCAAAATAAATCGTTTATAGCCGTTGAATACGTAGAATTTGACGAAGCTGTTATATATGCCGAAGCGTCAGAATCAGTTGGATTTGTTAGTGTGGTAGAAACATTTAAGACGTTGCTTACAACTGATTTATTGTAAAATATATCAACCGCATAAACTACTATATTTTGTGAAGAGTTTGCCGTTAAGCCGTTAATGTGCTGCCCAGATGAAGTAATGTTATTTTTCTTAACCCCATTAGCCCAGCATTCATAATAGTCAATTGTATTTGTACTGCTTGGAGGCGTAAAATTCAATTGTATTGCCGTGTTATAAATTGTCCCTGCACTTAAATCAGTTATTTGACTAGGAGCTGTCATATTTGTAACGTAGCGAATTGACGTACCTAAACTAGCCGTATACGCTATGTCTCCCTCAACACCACCTGAATTAGAAGTTTGAAGAAAAGGGTTTACATAAAACAACTGCGTTTTTGCAATTGATAAAAACACATCGTTGTTTAGTACATTTGCGCCTATTGACGTCAGTAAAGGTGCGTACAAAGTAAGTTTTATGGTATTTAAAGAGTAAAAAGCAACATTTGTTATGGCTGTTAATGATTTCATCTCAATAAACATACTTCTTTGAGGATTTATTTCGTCTCTAAAAATGTAAGCCCCTGTTAGTGTAGTTATTCCCCCAAAAATACCATATGTGAAATTAGCGGTTTGAAAAAATGCTTGATCTTGTATATCGCTTACTAAATTTCCATAATCAAGATAATAAGTGATAGAAGAATTGATATAGAAAGCGCTGGCCGGAATTACATAACTACCAGTAATTTTACACTTAACATCACTTCCAACAATAGAGAAGTTTGTAATTCTACTTTCTAAAATTCCAAGTTTAGCGGCTAATAATGCGGGTGTTGAAATTGTCGAAGCAATCCCCCCAATTTCAGTATTCGTACCGTTTGAAACCGATTTATAAGCAAAATTTTGTCTTGCAAATAAATTATATTGCGCGCTGGCAATGTTTACAAATAATAGTAGTATAAGTATTTTTCTCATAATGAACCGGCTGTTAAATATTCGTTCGCAACCCCTGTATTTACAATAGTATGGCTTAATTTTTCTGCCATTGTTGTTCCTAAATTGTTTAATAATACAACTGACCCGCCTAATGAATAAGTAAGCGTAACACCAGCTAATGTTGAAAAAGAACAGTTAAAACCATTCATTAGTCCGTTTGGAAGCGTTATAGTCGCGCTCGCTGTTAATAGAATTATTTTTCCGTTATCACTATCTGCAAGCGTTGTATTTGTTGATATTTTACGAACGGTTAAATTTTTCAATGCAACCGTTCCGCTTTCGTCTGGTAATTGGAACGTCCTAGCATCTGTTAAATTGTCAGCTTTTATGATTGCAGGGTCTTCAATTGCATATTTTGATATTCTAATTTCTCCCGGTAAAATAGAAACGTTTTCATCAGTTAAAACAGAATCGTAAACCTCAATTCCAGTCGTGAAACTTTTTTCACCAGTTATTATTTCAGTGCCTGTTTTGTGAACAACATCAATATCATTTGCCGGAGTATACCCCAAAGCCGCAATAATTGCCGTGTCAGTCAAGGCAACGCCTCCACTTGCAACACCTCCAAATTTTTGGGCTTCAATTATTTTTGCATCACTTACATTTTGTAGTGAAGTTGTTGAATTACGTAAGATGATGTAAGCGCGAGTAATTCCATTCATTGCGATATTGCTTTCAACTACAAAAGCACGTGTTAATATCGCGTTTTCTGCTTCGGCAAGGGAATTGTAAATGTTTTGTCCGTATTGAATCCTAGTCAATCCAGTTTGAAACATTGTTACAGTTTGGATGGTGAATTTATTGGATGGAACAGTAGTTAAAACACCAGCTAAATCATATAAAGCTGGATTTAAAACGGTTACGTCTGAGCCTTCAACGCCTGTTTGTGTTCTATATCTAAAAGTCAATAATGTTTGTAAAGCCTCATCTAATTCGTGTGGCTTTTTCCAATCGTTAGCAAAGTTTACACCCGGTTTGAATATGATTCCAGCGCTTTTATCTAAACTTAAATTAGCACCGTTTGCAGTATATTTATTTCCTGTTAAATTTAACGCGCCAATGTATGACATTAAGTCATGTAATTGGTTTGTGTCCGCATTAGTTGGGGCACTAATATTGTTTACAACGTTTATTGTTGTAAGATTGCTATGTATAACTGCACCTAAAATAATTAAATCACGCCTTTGAGACGTTGTAAATGCTGTGGCTTGTTCAACTATTACCCCACTTGAATTTATCGCTACATAAGTAATATTGCCGCTTGTCAAATAAGTAGGAGTTTTACCTGTTGTTGCAGCAAAATTAACGATTGTACATGTTGGTATTTCTGGATTGTCATAATTTGTGATTACTCCAATACCTGCACTAATATTATATTTTGTCGGGTCTGCATTTATGGAAATTGCACCATTTTTAATTAATCCGGTGGAAAGGTCTTGTTTCTTGTCTAAATCAGTTATTTTAGCAATTAACGCACTAGCTGTTTTATTATGTATTCCATTAGCTTCTTGCGTTACAAAATAAGTAGGTGTTGTAACCGTTGGCGCAACTGCGTTCTTAATCCCATAAGGAAAATTAGTTGGGTTTTGAGCCATTGCAAAAAATGGCAATAAAAATAAAAGTATTTTTTTCATAAGTAATATTGAATTAAAATTTGTGAGCCGCTTTCGATTGTAGTATTAAAAGTCACTATGTTATCTGTTTGAGTAAATGTATTTAAATCGCTTTCGAATCCTAACTGTTCTAAATATTGAATATAACCGTCGATGTGCGCGTTTACTGCTATTGCGCCTGTTGGTATTGTGTAGTTTTGTCCAAGTCCTGCGAAACGTAAACATGTTACTTGAGTTGTAAATCCAATTATTGCAGCATTAACCGCGTCTACTGTTGGGTACTTAGTAGCTGTTCCATCAACCGTCAATGAGTTTTGTTTGTTATCTCTATTTTCTGGTACAAATAAAAGTTTCGCTTCATATAATGTATCGAAATAAGGTTTTAAAAAAGCCTTTAATCTTAAATATTTTACTTTTTTACTTGTCCCGTTTGGGCTTTCACTTGTGTCAGATACATCAACTATATATCCTAAATCATCATCTGAAATAGCTGTAAATTCTGGTAATACTGTTAATTTTCTATTAGCCATTTTGCGTAATTAAATTGTCGTTGTTTTCTAATAAAAAGAAATTATTATTTTCAAATAAAAGATTAAATTCAAAAGGATTTGATTCTATAAATCCAGAATCTAATAAATTTTCAATAAAGAAACTTCCTTTTTCTTCACGCCCTATAAATGATATTTTAAACCCGTTTAAACTATTTTTTGATTGTCCTGTATCGTATGTAATACCACTACTTTCTAATCCGTTGTATAGTCCTAAAATTCGATATAAATCATTGTTATCTAGTATTAAAATTCTATAATTTAAATAGTTTAACAATTCTAATTCAAAAGCGTCCGCACCTTTAAAAACTAATGATATACTTTGATTGTAAAATTTACCGCCTTCGTTTTGTTCTTGTGTTTCATTTAATGAGCTAGGCTCAACAGAATGAAACGAATAAATAAAAGTGTCAGGAAACGTTACTAGATAATTACTATCTATTATAATTTGGCTTCGATTGTATTTTTGATACTTACAAAGCCATATCTTTTTAACTCCGGCTAAACCATCTTTGCACTTTCGATTATATCCGTTTACAATTTCCATCCAAAACTAGTTTTAACTTTTTGAGCGTTCACTTCATCCTGACAAACTTTATACTCTTCAATTGTGTTTTTGCAAATCCATTTATTAAAACGTCCGATATACATTTGTGCTAAATTGTGATACTTTCCTGCTAAATATTGCGCTTCGTTTTTGTCAACTACTTCTATTTTATCGCCAGTATGTTTATATACGCCCGCATTGTCTACGATATAAGACGCTATTTCTATGTATTGTGCTATTGCTTCATTTTTAGTAATTGGCTTTACAAAATCAGTGTATAATTCAAGATATAAACCAGCTAATCCAACGCCTTCAATATCGCTTTTTATTTTATCGTACAATAAAGAACCTAACAACGGTTCAATTACTGATATTTGAGCATCTGCAATACAAAATAAATACTTATCCGTGTCAGTATTTCCACTTAAAATAGTGGAAAATGTCATTTCTTCGGGTGTTATGAATAATAATTCTGCCATAATATTATTTTAATGCGCCTCGATTCGGCATGTTTATAGGCTCAATTCCTGCTAATCCTTTTGCCGGTTGTTTATTGCTTTTATCAATTGCTATTGGTGACTTTGGATCTACTTTTATGCTTTTATTTTTACGTTTATAAGTCAGTTTTTCCCAATAATGATGACAATTTACACCGCCTTTATATTTTAAAATGTCGTAAGTTGCTGCTCCTTCTGGTCCAAAACCACTATTTACCGGCAAACTATTCATTAATTCAATGTCTTCAATACGATATATCTTTTTAACAGATAACATATCTTTGCAAAATTGTCTTTCTCCGCTTAAATCACCTGCATATCGATATCTTGTAATGGTATCAAACAAATCATATCTTGATTTTTGCAGTGGCTTAGCTGTTCCGGTAGATAGTTCAATTAATCCTAATCGTTTTTCTTCTTCATAATCAACCGCTTTAACTTCTATTAATTCGTAATCTTCAAGATTTTCATCTTCGCCATACAAATCTAAATCAATCTTTTTTTTTTCGTCATGTGAATGTAACTGAACTGTTTTAGGCTCTGTTAAAGGCGCAAAATATAAATCTAACATAATACCGTAGAAATTAATAACCTCTTCGAATGCTTCTGTAATTGGCGTTTGTTTTGGCTGTATAACTCGCTTCATTAATTGCGCTTCGGCTTCGTCAAGTTCATTTGCATTATTTCCGAATCCACCGTCTGACATAATTCCAAATAGTTTTGGAGATACAACCTTATGCCCTGTCATTATTTGCTGACGACTTTCACCTGTTAAATACTCCCATTGTTGATGTTGCTTTTGATTTACAGGAAATTCAACAACGGTTATAGGCTTGTCTCCTCCGTAAAAATCTAAAATAAAACTCATTGCATTTGGCGAGCCTGTCATTTTTTGAGTTATCTTTTTTTCAAATTCTTCTTTTTCTTCAGGCGTCAATGTGTCTCCGTCAGGCACTTGAATAATACATCCAGCACTTAATCCTTTTTTAATAGAATTAATATAAAAGTTTGCCAATTCCTCTTCCATTTCAGCATAAGGCAACGCACTTAAATAATCAGGATCACTAAAATAGTTTTTACCGGCTTTATATGGCTTAATACAGTAAATCTCAATCTCTTCTTTTGAAGTTCCAAAAGCAGGATAATAAACTGGTGGGTATTTTTGAGTATTACTCCAATCTTTTGAATGCCAATATCCTTCTATTACGCCTTCTTCATTCTCTAAAGATGGAACAATTTGTTGTTTTGGAATATGATAAATTGCGCCTAATTTTTTACGATCTTTTGCTTTGATAACTTGAAATGATGCCTCGCCAAATAATTCAAAATCTGAAACTATTTTACGAACCTCTTTTGGTCTTAATATTGACACAAAATTAATCCAAGCACTTGTATTGTTATTTTTTGAACGTAAGCCGTTGCCATAAATTAAATTAGAATAACTATCAATAATTGCCGCATTGGTTGGAGAACCATTAAAACGATCTATTACGTACTGATAAAACGAATTATTTTTACCGTTCAATACCCAATTCTTAGATTTGTTTTCCTCTAACTTTGGACGTACATAATTGCTTAATTGTAATAGTCTTACATCGTTACTCATAATAGTAATGGTCTTTTGTTGCTTTAAATTCCTGCGTATTTTGTGATGTTACAAATATTTTGTCTCTATAAATAACATCAGTACCTTGTAATATTTTAACTTGAAATTTATCATTTTCAAATACATTTAAATCAAATGTTATAGTTGCTAATCCATTTGCGTAAACATACAAATTATCAACTGTTTGAAATTGTTGCGTTTCCTCTTTATACAATTGTAATATCAATTCACTACTAGGAATGAATCTAGGTATAAAATTAAATTCGTGTGTTGTATTTATAGGCAATAAATGTATCATACTATTAAACAAATAAAACCCTATTTTGTTACAAATAGGGTTTTAAAAAAAATTACTAATCAAAAAGTATTAAACCAAAGCCAAAAATGCCGCAATAGTTGCTGTATCTAATTTAGGCGATAAACTTCCAGAAGTAGAAACTCCGGTCAATGTATATCCGTTTAGTTCAGCTTTTGCGCCCCCTGTAGATTGAACCACTGTAAAATCAATTCCATCATCAATTCCGATTGCATGATAAATTCCGTTTCTATCTTTTACAACTGCCATAGGAAATCCATAGGCTAATAGATTCATTTGAGCGGACGTAACCGCATCAATTTTCTTTAAGACAAAAGTACTTGTTTGAGTGTTTACTGTTGTTCCTGTATTTCTATCAGGCACTTCACTTTCAGAAACACTATTACCGTCACCTTCCAATTCATATTCAAATACCGTTGTAAGCAATGGATTGATTGCGGTTGCAACTCCTGCCAATACTGTAAACGGATCTTCTACAAAGTTAAAAAGGTAAAGTTTTCCTAAACCTCCTAAGCCTTGTTTACAAACTTTCGCTCTTCCTGCTGTTAAATCACAAGCCATAATTATATATTTAGATTAAAGGCGGTAACTAAACCGCCTTTGTTACTTGTTTTGTTTAACTATGCTATTGGTCTAGCCCAAACTATTTCAGCACCGTTGTAATACTGAACTCCAGCATTGTAAACCATTGTTCCAATGATTTTACCGTTTAACATTGTGTCGTCTTGATCAACCAATCTAACTTCGTTGTGATCTGCTAACAAACCAGTTCCAAAGATCAATTGTTTTGGCTCTGCAATTACAATTGTTTCAGCTGGTAATCCATTTATTTCTTCCACATTGTATTTTTGCCTTCGATTTTGAACACATTTTTCCCCGCCCGATGCTCCAGCGCGATCCCGGCCAGAACGGCATCAAGGCCAAGGCCGGTTCTTTGACAGATTTGCGCTATGGTTTCCCAATTTGCGGTTGTCATCGGTTGTCGGCCTCCCATTCGGCTTTGCACTTCGGACAGCAGCCGTCATCGTCCAGGAGCCAGCCGCAAGGGCAATGGTCGTTTTCCTCGGGGATGGGGCTGTCTGGAATATCAGATTTTGCCATCGATATACCTCTTGATGAGCTTTTCGACAATCCCCTGCATTGTCTTGCCCTGCTTTGCGGCAAGACTTTTCAGGCGATTCTTTAACCCGGTGGGCACCTGCACCACCGACATCAGGATAATTTTTTTCATGTTTCGCTCCTCCTGAACTATAATACTATAATTGTATGATTATTGTCAAGCGTTTCCTATTCCGGCCTCCCTCCGATTAAATTTCCCGAGGAACAGCTGACTATTTGAATATTTGAGCATCGGTTTCGAGCCTCGGCAGCTTTTTTCCTGGCCCCCGCTTCCGTGCGGTGCCATGAGCATTCTCCAAAAATCCATACGTCATATCCGGTTTTCCGACCAATATCTCCGACATGCTTTTTTCTTTCTTTCATTTTCCCTTCTCCCTTTGAAAATCAGCATCCCCCCGAAGGGGTGAGTGCTCCTCATCTCGCGTCGTAAATGGCCTCGGGAAAATCATTGGCATCGCCAGCGTCAAAGAGTTTTACCGGCTTCCCCACCCACTCTGATACCTGGTCGTCTTTTGGCCAGCGGGTTTGGTCAATTCCGTCCTCGTCGATTGCCGGAACGAGAGCCTGAACAGACAGGCGGGTTTTTTCTTCATCCAACCAGGTATATTTCCAATTTTAGAAATTAAACTTTTTCATATTTTTCCCCGCTCCTTCAGGGCCTCAACAGCCCTGTCTATCACGCGCCCGATGGTTTCACCAGGCAGTCTGGCGGCCTCGATAGCCGCCGATGTTTCGGGTGTTACCGTGGCGCTTAGATGCCGCATTTTCTTTGCCGGGTCCATTCTGGGCCGCCCGGCACGGCCCTTGGCGGCGGTCATTTGCTCTCGCACTCCTCGCTTTTGATTCCAACATTTTCAAAATCCCGGCCTTCCAGCAGCCCGTCCGCAGGAAGCTCATACCCGCAAGCCTCAACAGTGGCTTCCATTTCCTCAACGCTATCAAACTCGATGGAATCTCCGAAATTTTCATTGATATTTTTGATCTTCATAATCTTTCTCCCGTTTTTATTTTATTTTTTCCCCACCCACAATTTAAATATACCAAAATACTATTATTATGTCAAGGAAATAAACAAAATAATTCAAATCCCTGAATTGATGCACGTCTCTGGTATAAAAAAAGGCCCCGAAGGGCCGTAAAAATGAGAGGATATGGGAAATCACGGAAAACTACTCGACAATAAT